ACAAGCGAGAAAAAATACTGAAGCACTTTGCAAAGTATTGAGAAAGTTGAGATTGAAGAAATCAAAAGAAATAGCTTAATGGAAAATGGAAAACTTATATTAGATGCCTGTTGTGGCAGTAGAATGTTTTGGTTTGACAAATATAATCCTCTTGCCTTATTTGTTGACAAACGTTCGGAAACACTTACGGCCAAGGACAGGGGTAAGACAAGAATCATAGAAATAAAGCCGGATGTAATAGCCGATTTCACCAACCTTCCATTTGAAGACAATTCTTTCTACATGGTGGTGTTCGACCCACCGCACCTGAAAACACTTGGTGCAACCTCATGGATGGCTAAAAAGTACGGAAAACTGCCGAAAGACTGGCAGTCACTCATACACGATGGATTTACTGAGTGTATGCGCGTCTTGAAGCCTTACGGCACTCTTGTATTCAAATGGAACGAGAGTGAAATAAAAACAGTGGATGTATTGTCTGTTATCCCTTTTAAACCTCTATTTGGGCATACCACTGGAAGACAGAGCAAGACAATATGGATGTGTTTTATGAAACTGCCAATTAATTCATAACGATATAGAAAGGAGGTAAACCGAGCCTCTGAAAATCGGTAGTTGTTCTTTGACGTATTGGATTTACCGATTAATTTTTTAGTTAAAATGTGACTTTATGGT